CAAAGAAAAGCTTGAAAGAGCTTGCCTTTCGGTCTCTTAAGAATTCCCTCATGGATGTTATTCCCGGAATGGTCGATATCGTCACTCGGTCGACCGCGGGAACACTTGGCGGAATGATAATGGGAGGAGCAGTCAAACAAGCGCGTAGATTGGCGTTAACAAACGGTTGACGGTTAAGGGGCCGTGAGGTATTATCATATTTGAAATTCGCGTATAAGTTTCGGCAACTTACCGGTGGGTTTTCTAACATCCCTGTTCCTTATGTGCCCCCTAAGCGTATATTGGACGGTGATCTTTCTTTTCCCACCGGCACGCGAATTCAGTTGTTTGACAACTTGACCTCAGGTGGACTGGCCAACCTGTCAGTCCAGGCACTCAAAGTGACGGCCAACTTTCTTGTGACCGGGTTAGCCACGCTCGGTAGCCTCACTGCCCCATTGTCTGAGGCGTTTTTCACGAGCATTTACGCCGCTTCCGTTGTCTCTTACAACGGGTTGCTATCTCTGTCGGGAAGTTTTATCCCAACGGTCGATGGCCTTTACCAGCTCGGAAATTCGAACTTTAAATTTTCAAACGTGTATGCGACGGACGCGCACCTTTCGCGTGTGCGATCTATTGGTAACACGTTGCACCTTGATAGTTTGAACATTCTTCCTAGCAACTCCCTAACTAGTTTAGGTTCTGTTGCTAATCCTTTTATCAATTTTTGCGCCTCCACATCAAGAGCTAACGTGTTGAGTTCTAACAACGCGAGTGTTATTAACTTGACCGATCATTTAGTCCCCGTGGGTAACATTACATTGGGGAACCCCACCAACTTATATCGTTGCGTTCACGTCAACGTCGTTTCATTCAGTGGGACGTTCAATGTTGCCTCCAGCCCTTCTTACAACACTTGGAGTGCTTCCACCATTGTTATGCTTGATGCGGGGAAAGCGCGTGGCGTCTTTGTCGTAACCGTAGTCGTCCGGCAATCTGTCGGATCTACGTCAAGTTTTGTAGTGCCTAGCGTCGCAATTTTTGGTTATGATGGTGTCCC